AAGCGGCAGTTGCTGTGGAACTCCTCTACAGCGGTCCTGAGGGACAGCTGGACATCGTTGGTGGTGTTGTCTGCCTCATCGATGATAACGACCTTGTGAGGCGCTCCAGAGGTCAGAGAGACAGTGCTAGCGAACTGGCGGATGCGGTTCCTCACCGTGTCCAAGAAACGACCCTCGTCGGACCCGTTGATGACGATATAGGACGCACCGATCTCCTCACACATCGCCTTAGCAATGGTGGTCTTGCCAACGCCTGCAGTGCCCGTCAGCAGCAGGTTAGGGAGCTCCCCCTGGTTGACAAAACCCTGAAACACTTCCTTAGTGCTAGCAGGGAGGATACAATCTTCAACAATGTTGGGGCGGTATTTCTCCACCCACAGAAATTCTTTGCTCATTCTAAAGGTCGCACAAATTCATTACTAACAATGTCAGTTGCGTGAAGCATCTGACGCATATATTCTACACCAGCAGAAGGATCTGTGTGATCTCCACAAGTGAAAACATCACAGACTGCCATACCATTCTCTGGCCAAGTGTGAATGCTGATATGACTTTCAGCAAGCATTGCTACACAAGTTACACCTTGGGGATCAAACTTGTGTGAGTTGAGTGCCAGCAAAGTAGAATTACACCTGACGCTGGCATGATAAACCACATCCCTAATGTATTGTTCATCATCAAGAAGAACCATACTACAACCTTTCAAGGTAAAGAGAATGTGTTTCATCAGGGTTCAAGGGCAATGTAATAGGTGAGATCAAGATTCTGATTAGTCCACTCAGAAATAAGGTGCTTAGAAACCTTAACGGTGTAATCACCAGGGAGAAGACGAATGTTTTCAATCTTAAGGTCCAAAGAATGATCGCCAGTAAAATCACCAGTCGCGGTCTGTTCGTAAGTATTGCTGGTATCATTTTCCTTGTCTCTCAAAACCAGTTTGATAGAACCTTCTGTAGTGTCAAATGTAAGATCGGGCAGACTATAGACAGCAGATGCTTTCTGGAGAGCAATCAAATCTTCACCTGAGAGATTGAATTGAATATCGGCACCAGGGAACTTTACGTTTTTTTCTGGAGCAGACTTGAGCGTAATCTCTGGGTCAGAAAAGTAGTAACGAGCAGACTGCTTGCCGCCACGAATATTGACAAAACTTTCGTTGTCAAACTCAAGGAGAGGATCGCTAAACAGAGAGATCCCAGAAAGAAACTGACTAAGATCATAAATTGCGAAGTCAGCAGGAAATACTTCCTCGCCAGTAAACTTTGCGAGAATGTTCTCTGCGTTAGAGATGGTCCGTACAGTGCTTCCCTTGCGGAAGACAATGGAGGAGTTGATTGTGCTGAAGTTCTTGAGGACATCTAGAGTTTTCTTTGATAGGATAACTTTGCTCATTGCGGATACGTTTCACGGGTAGCGTTTTTGTCGTTGAAGTGAAGAAGGAGAAGACCGTAGTGAAGGATCTTGATGATATCACGACGGGCACAACCCTTCTTGTCATATCGGGAAGCATACTTCAGGATGTTGCTTCGGCAAAATGCTTCAGCATCTCCACATGCTTCAATCAAGTCTAACGTTTGAATTGCATCGTTACCAGCAGAGTAGTGTTGTCCATAAGTTCCAGAAATGTAATCACGTAGCTCTGTAATCAGAGCATCTTCATTATATTTGTTCATGCGTTCAAGGTTTCCAGACATACTGAATATCATTATAGTAGCATTCTTTGCAGTGCCCGTCAAGGGTCATGGCAACAATCTTATCACCATCAACTCTTCGGACTCTGGCAGAACCAGTTCCACGTATGGAGATGATGCTGCCAATAAAACGACAATCGCCAGGATCAATCATCAGAAAGGAACCTCCTCGGTCTGAACGTTTGCATCAATTTTATCATAGAGTTCAATAAACGACTGCTTGGTCTCATCATCAAAACGATTGACGCAAACCTTGATCGCCTTCATACGGTCACCCCAGATAGCAAAAGCTCGCATGATATGAACGAGGCGACGGGTGGAGATCACTTCATCAATACCACCATCCTTGAAGGTCTTACGGATAATGTCTGCCCAGTTAGCAAGGTTCTCGCAGAAGTCATGATCAGCAACAGCAAGAGACATAGCAACCTTCCTCAGGATCTTGCTTTCAACGGCAGGGGTAGGATACTCCTGCTCAAAGGTCAGGGCAAAACGCTCAAGGAATGCTTCATTGAGAACATTGGTGCCGATGAAGCGTCCGTCATCAGAACCTTTGCCCTTGGTGTTGGCAGTAGCAATCACATTGAAACCAGCAGCAGGTTGGATATACTTGCCGATCTTCTTCAGGAAGATACCCTTACCCTCAAGGATAGATTGCAGACACAGGATCTTATTGGATGCCAGGTCAACCTCGTCTAGAAGCAGCACAGCTCCGCGTGAAAGAGCCTCCACGACGGGTCCATTATGCCAGACAGTTTCGCCATTAACAAGACGGAACCCACCAATAAGATCATCCTCGTCAGTCTCAATGGTAATATTGACGCGAATCAACTCCCTATTTAGTTGAGCACATGCTTGCTCAACAGAGAAAGTTTTACCATTACCTGACAGACCAGTGATGAAAGTCGGGTAGAAGATACCAGATTGGATGATCTTCTTCACATCAGCAAAGTTCCCGAACGGGACATAATTGTCATCTTTGCTAGGAACAAGGTCCTGATCTTCCCGCTCGGTAATAGCAACAGCAGGAGCAGCAGCAGGGGCATTGTAGGTCTGCTCAAGTTTCTCTTGAACAGTCAGGTTCCAAGTGCCACGGCGAACATAGAAATCACGCAGACGCTTCACCGCAGTCGCATACGTAACTCCAAAGTGATCTGCAGCAGAACGCACAGCATCAGCATTGATGTCGTTACCATAAGTTTCAGACAGGTAAGAAGTGAGTTGGGGAGTGGTCAGGTCGGACTTAGCAGGCATTGGTTCGTTGCGTATGAAGTTATTATAGGGCAGGTTGGGCGGTTTGGCGTTAGACCCAAGACGGTTTGCGATCTGGCACACGCAAATAATTATCAGCAACCCATGGTTTGGATGCGATATACATCTTGTATGCGTCAAATGTTGTAATACTTGTGTCAAGTTTATACTCGTCAGGCATAGCACGAGCAAAGGGAGTTACTTGATTTAGTTTACCTTTGGGGAAAAGGTAGTAAGCATGGGTCAATGTGCCTTCACATGAGTGGGTTTTGTTATAACGATAAGTATATTCTTGACACAAATTCAGTCCCCATTTGATGAGCCAATAGGCATTGTCCACCTTCTCTGCCGCCCATTTTGTACATGGGTGGTTTCGGAATGCCCCCTTCTCTGTCTTGTAGGCAGTGCCGTCTTGCTTGGGAAGAATGCCGTAATCGTGATACCAAGGAGAAGCAATGATGCTAAGCATCTGGCAGCACTCAAGCGGCATTTTGACAATGTGCTTGTCAGGAAGGACGATAGCACTCTCGGCAGGGAACGGATGGGTAACAAAGATGTTCATTGAATAAACTGCATTATGTAGTCCACACCCCAGTCTAATGCTTGTTGTGGGATATCGGTAATGTTTTGTGCCAAAGTTTCTTTTGCTTTAACAATTCTGTCTTGCCCAAGGGCACGGATACAAGCACCAGAAACAATCATAAACTCTTCTAAGTCAGCATCATTTCCATTCTTGAATCCACTAACATACAGTTCCCTAACTTCTCTCATTAGTTTTTCTGTCTCTGGTTCAAATGTAATGGTTTCTTCTTTTAGTGGAATTGCCATGTTCTTCATACAAGACATACTGAACTTCATCGCCCTACGAGTTTCGTAGGTAGAGTAAGCAAAGATTTTTTTGTCGCGGTATGCATGTTGTATAACACCGTTGGCACATTCCATCACACGAAGGACAGCAACTTTGTCCTTCTCCTCATCAGACAGGTTATTAAAAATAGTGTCCCAGTTTTTCATACTCATGCAATATACTCCACGAAAGAATTGAGAAGTTTTTTGTTGGTGGACTTAGACCCTAGCATCTTCTTGAAGGCACGAGAGATCTCACCTTTCTTAGCACCACACTCTACATTGAACTCAACCTCCTCGTCAATGGCATTGTTACTAATCGCATAGAGAGCAGTGTAGCTCTTGGGGAAAGGGATAACAGCAGACTTGTCTTTCTTCCACTGCTTCTGAACCTGATCATAGTGAGCGATGCTGGCATAGGTGGAGACAAAGTTAGACAGACCGCTGCCACCCATGATACGGAACCCAAGAACATTCACACCA